TCATAATATTTATATTATATAGTAAAATAATATAAATATATAACTTAATAAAAAAGGTTAAACTCTTCTCTTTAATATATAATAAAGTAGTAAATAATACGATGAATAATATAAATAAAACGCAAATAACTCCAATATCTAACATTGATATGTTTTTAGATAAAGAATGTAAATTAAATAAATGCGAACCATGGAATAAATTAGATAAAACAGAAAAAATAAAACAATTAAATGATTTTGTCGATTCTTTAATTAAAGAATATATTCTTACTGATGAAGAAATAAAAGATATTAAAAATTATTTGATTTCATGTTTAGATAAAAAAAAATTACAGTGCGTAAAAGATGTACAATATGATAAAACTTGTGGGAAAATAAAATCTATTCCTTGTTTTCATTATAATACTACTACACGAAAATTCACATTAAAGCGTTGTGAAAAGCGCGTTTCAACGTTAAAATCCTTAGGGAAAGGTAACGCTTCTAAAAAAATTAAGGAAAAGGAAACAGATAAATTATAATATGTATTATATTATATATATATATATTATAAAGATAACGATTGTTTAATAAATTGATTATATAATAAAGATAACACGATATAAATTATAGCATTAACTTATATCGTATATCGTATATAAATAAAATGGAAAATCATTATAAAGGACAATACCGATCTTTATTAAATAATCTTCAACATTTAATTGATTTATTTGTGTTACCCAAATCATATGATATTCCCAAAATTATTAAAAATTTATCTCATGGCGAAGAAGAAGAATTATTTGATTCAGTTATACTATTAATCGACGAATTAATTGAAAAAGATATGATGCGTTATACATCTCCCAATTTCCATGAATCCATTGTGGAAGATATTGAAGAGTTATTAGAAGAACAGTTTAAATATTTATATGATAAACAGGAGACGATTAATGGAATAAATAAAATGTTTCCGGAGAATGATGATAATGATATTGTTGTTATTCTAGATATTAGAGAAGAAATACATGAAATTATACAAAAAGCAATGAATCTATTTTATCGGTATATTGCCCCCGAACGGTCATCAGGAGATACGTTTATTCGCATAAAACCAAATAAAGCATTACAACGAAAAAAAATAGATTATTTGCGTTCTATTCCACAACCAGAACAAAGAACAAATGAATGGTATATTTTTCGCCATAAATTTCTTACAGCAAGTAGTATTTGGAAAGCATTTGGTAGTAAAAGTTCACAGAATCAGTTAATATATGATAAATGTAAACCAATTAATATAGATAAATATAAAACAGTAAGTATAGATTCCGCAATGCATTGGGGCAATAAATATGAACCAGTTTCTATTAGTATTTATGAACAAAAGTATGATACAAAAATTAGTGATTTTGGGTGTATTCCACATAAAGATATTTCATTTATAGCGGCATCACCTGATGGCATTAATACATTAGATACATCAGATAGATATGGACGAATGTTAGAAGTGAAAAATATTGTTAACCGTGAAATTAATGGAATTCCTAAAACAGAATATTGGATTCAAATGCAGATGCAAATGGAAGTATGTAATTTAAATGAATGTGATTTTTTAGAAACGAGGTTTAATGAATATGAAGAATATGATGATTTTAAAAAAGATGGAGATTTATTTAATATTTCGGAAAATGGTCAACCAAAAGGCATAATTATGTATTTTATTAAAGAAGGGCAACCCTGTTATGAATATGCCCCATTAACTATTTCAACTATAAATGAATTTAATCAATGGGAAGAAATGGTTATGGATAAGTATTCAGGGTTATCATGGATGAAAAATATTTACTGGAAATTAAATGAATTAAGTTGTGTATTAGTTTTACGGAATAAATCTTGGTTCAGTGCATCAAAACCAATTGTTACCGAATTATGGAATACGATTCAGGATGAAAAAATAAATGGGTATGACCATCGCGCCCCAAATAAACGAACTGGTTATAAGAAGATTGACACATATAATAATGATAATTATAATGTAAATAAAGATGAAAAAAAATGTTTAATTAATGTTAAACAATTATTTTCATCAAGTGATAGTATTACTTATTTTACAAATGATTTATAGAATACTCGTATTATATAAGTTTTAATTTTAGACTGATAAATCATTTTTTAATATAAGACAATTGAAACAATCCAATTATTTTACGATATATAAAAAGGTATAAAAAAATGTATAAAATATATTAAAATACTAAAAATATATAAAATGTATGATTCTTATTTAAATATAATGTTGAATAACTATATATCTATCAAATAATATAATATATATTATATATTATATATTATGAATGAAATGCGTGTTATTAAACGCGATGGACATTATGAAGATGTTTCTTTTGATAAAATTTTAAATCGTGTAAAAAAATTAGGAACACAGTTAACTCCTCTATTAACCGGAGTTAATTATAGTCAATTAGTTATTAAAATTATTGATCAACTATATGATGCGATACCTACTCATATTATTGACGAATTAACAGCACAACAATGTGCATCATTATGTACTAAACACACTGATTATTCTATTTTAGCAAGTCGCATTATTGTTTCAAATAATCATAAAAATACCAGTAATTCTTTTTTTAACGCGATGGAACAATTATACAATTTTAAAGATATTCATGATAACCATTCACCATTAATTGCTGATATTTTTTGGAATATTGTTAAAGACAATTATAAAAAATTAGAAGAAATGATTCATTGTGACCGCGATTATTTATTTGATTATTTTGGGTTTAAGACATTAGAACGGGCGTATTTAATGAATATAAATAAAAAAATTATTGAACGTCCTCAATATATGTGGATGCGTGTTGCAATAGCAATTCACGGTACGAATTTTGAGTTGGTAAAAGAAACATATGATATGCTTTCGCAAAAATATTTTATACATGCGACTCCAACTCTTTTTAATGCAGGCACGCCCCGACCACAATTAAGTTCTTGTTATTTGTTGGGAATGGAAGACGATAGTATTGATGGTATTTATAATACATTGAAAGATTGCGCAAAAATATCAAAATGGGCAGGTGGCGTTGGATTGCATATTCATAATGTTCGTGCGACCGGTTCGCATATTAAAGGCACAAATGGCACAAGTAATGGTATTGTTCCTATGTTACGTGTATTTAATATGACAGCGCGATATGTTGACCAAGGTGGTGGTAAACGCAACGGAAGTTTTGCGATTTATGTAGAACCGTGGCATGGCGATATAGAAAATTTCCTTGATTTGAAAAAGAATCATGGAGATGAAGAAATGCGCGCACGTGATTTATTTTTTGCTTTATGGATACCATCCTTATTTATGGAAAAAGTGAAAAATGATGAAGAATGGGGACTATTTTGTCCTGACCAATGTCCCGGTTTATCTGATTGTTATGGTAATGAATTTAAAATTCTTTATGACAAATATATGAAAGAAGGTAAAGCAATGAAAGTAATTAAAGCACGTGATTTGTGGTTTAAAATTCTTGATAGTCAAATGGAAACCGGAACTCCTTATTTATTATATAAAGATGCAGCAAATGAAAAGAGTAATCAGAAAAATATTGGAGTTATTAAATCAAGTAATTTATGTACTGAAATTATAGAATATAGTGATAAAAACGAAACTGCGGTTTGTAATCTAGCAAGTATTGGATTAAGTAAATTTGTTTTACCGGATAAAACATTTGATTATGACCTATTACATAAAGTGACCAAAATAGTTACTACAAATCTTAATAAAATTATTGATATTAATTTTTATCCAACCGATAAAACAAAAACAAGTAATATGTTACATCGTCCAATTGGTATTGGCGTTCAAGGGTTAGCAGATGTATTTGCTTTAATGGATATTAATTTTTACAGCGAAGAAGCAAAAGTAGTTAATAAATATATATTTGAGACTATATATCACGCGGCGCTTGAACGGTCAATTGAACTGTCCAAAGAACGTTTAGAAACAATGAAAATAATAAAAAGACATAAACTAACACGGGATGTTTACAATGAAGACTGCGACCGTAGAGGAGTTGGATATGATGATGAACATATAAAAAAACTTATTAATGAAATAAACGCAACATATGAAGAAATACATAATTTACATAATAATCATTTGGGGTCATATAGTTCATTTGAAGGAAGTCCTGCTTCAAAAGGCATTTTACAATTTGACATGTGGAATGTTGATCCGGTTACACACGGTGCTGGACGATATGATTGGACTGCTCTTAAAGAAGAAATTAAAGAATATGGGTTGCGCAATTCACTGCTTTTAGCTCCGATGCCTACCGCATCTACTTCGCAAATTCTTGGAAATAATGAATGTTTTGAACCATTTACTAGTAATATTTATAGTCGCCGAACACTTGCGGGCGATTTTGTTGTTCCTAATAAATATTTAATGAATGAATTAATTGAATTAGGATTATGGAGTGATAAAATTAAAGAAAATATTATTTTAAATAAAGGTAGTATTCAATATATTGATTGCATACCACAAAAAATTAAAGATAAATATAAAATTGTATGGGAAATTCCTATGAAACATCTAATTGATATGGCAGCAGACCGTGGCGTATTTATTTGTCAATCGCAAAGTTTGAACTTATGGATGGAAGACCCTGATTATAAAGCATTAACAAGTATGCATTTTTATTCATGGAATGCTGGTTTAAAAACAGGAATTTATTATTTACGCCGAAAACCGAAACATCAACCACAACAATTCACAATTGCGCCTGAACAAAATAATCAAGAGTTTGATATTAAAAAAAATATTACATTAGATAAAATTAATAACAATTATAATAATGATAATGAGAATGAACCGTGTGAAATGTGTTCTTCTTAAATTTATTTATTATATCACTTTTTATATTAATATTTTAATCATATTTATATAAAAAACATTTCCAACGCGCCGGATTTATTGAGTAAAATATTATTTTGCGCGCATTAATTTTTATTATCTTCTTTTATTATAATTTTTTATTATCTTCTTTTAGTTGCTGTTGATGTTCCACGTTTGTTATACCATAACCAAGTTTTTCGTCTACTAATCCTAGCGCTAACATAATTATATTTTGTTCTTCACAATCAGGCAAATCTTCTGGATAGTCAGCATTAAGTATATATTCATCTGGCAAACGTGGAATAAATTCTTTCAAAAACCCTGAACGAAATGTAAGGTTTGAGTCTTCATTTTTAAACACATCGTTATTAAACTCATCATCAGTTAAAGTTGGAAATCCCTGACGAATAATTTCGTGGTCGAGGTAAATAATCCTCGCACGTTTTATATCAATTTCGGTATATATAATAAATGTTGGCGGTAAATTACGAATTTCTTGACGTTTTTTACCGCGATAATTTTCCAAAATAGGAGTAGCACTGATTTTACTACTATTTTTTAAACTAGGGTTGAAATCTCGTTTATTATGCGATTCAAATTTATCATTAATTTTTAAATCTATAACAGTTGCTTTTGCGCTGACATTTCTACAATCAAATCCAACTGATAACAAAAGTTGATGAACTGTTTCTTCTGCTCCTCCACCTGTCATGAATTTATTTATATTTTCTCTTGGATTAAATAGTTTTCTCATCATAATCATCCGGCGGAAACAAATATTTACTTTTTCTACATTACCCCTACAAATTTCGAATATATTCATTGCCGCTAATGCGTTCGGTAAAACACCTGGAATTAATTTTGTTGACATACGTGCAATTTTTTCGAGTTTTTTCTGTTCCTTCAACAGTTTTGCTTTAGCAATTTCTTCTTTGGACCTTCGTGGTTTTTTAATAGACACTTTCTTTTTGTTGTTATTATTATTCACTTCACATTCTGCTTCATAGCATCCTTCACTACAATAATACAAATATGTTTCTTCGTGGTAGAAATGTGAATCTGCTGTAGTAAACTTATAACCACATTCTTCAAAAACACATGTTAATTCTTTTAATAACGGTTGTTGTTCGTATGACATAATTGTAAAAGAGTTGAAATAATTAAATTTAACAATTGATAAAAAAAATTTCAATTTTCAGATAACATATATTCTCCACATATTATAACAGAATTCATTCATTTTTTATAAAATTAAATACTTATAAAATTATACGCGTTTAATGTTCTAGATATAACAAAATAGACTACCTCAACATTAACCGCATTTCCAAATTGTTTATATGCAACTTTATCGGTTTCATTTAAAATAAAATCATCTGGAAATGATTGTAACCGAGCACATTCTCTTGGTGTAATATATCGCTTTTCTTTGGCATAAATCGGCGTTTGAACTATTGCTACTAATGTAGGAAAATATTTACATTTTTTTACACGTATACCTGACTGACGCAGTTGAATAAAATGATTAAATATACTATCATTTTCTTTTTTTCTACCTGTTTGCCATTCTAATTTTCCGTAAATTTCTTTTTTTGTTAAAATTGGTTTATTTTCGGATAACCAAGTATCCCAAAACGGTTTATATTTTTGATAAATAGGTTTATTTTTAGCAATATAATCTTGTTTCCAAATTGGTAAATCTTTCATTTGTTGTTCTGTATATTCTTTTTGAAATTCATTACATAATATTGTAGGACTCAAGTTCTCGTCAATATCAAATGTTTGAACCATTTTATCCCATACTGTTAATATTTCTTCTTCTTCTTTTGATATTTTATATTTTTCTGTTTTTGTAATATCCTTTTCAAAAATAGCATTTAAATTAAGTGGTATATTTGGTATTTTAAAATTTAAATCTATATTTTTGTTATAAATATCATTACGAATACACATAAATACAATTCTTTCTCTTTGCTGTGGCACACCCAACTGATGTGGACTTAATTCCATAGTAGTGACATAATAACCTGTTTCATTTATCCTATCTAATATATGTTTGAAAATTTTTCCATCATCTATTTTTTTAATATGCTTCACATTCTCCAAAAACATGAAAGATGGTTTTTTTTGTAAAGCAATATCCAAAATATATTCAAATAATTTTCCTCTTTTATCATCAAATCCTTTCTTTTTTCCAGAATTACTAAAACTTTGACACGGAAACCCAGCACATAAAACATCAAAACTCGGAATAGCATGTATATCAACCTCAGAAATATCTTTTTCTGGTTTTAATTTATAGTTTTTTTCATAGGTTTTTCTACATTGCTCGTCTATATCACACGCAAATACACACGTTCCATTTAATCGAATTAATGCTTGATGAAATCCTCCAATTCCGCAAAATAAATCTATAAATTTCAAATTTTCTCTATGGGGGGCAGATAGAGAAACTATTTGTTTTGGATTATCTTCTATAACATTTGGCAAATTGTCAAATTTAGGCGTACACGGCGTTATTCTTTTTGTGTGTTTTGTATAATTACCTTTTTGGGTAAATTCTTTACCACATTGATGACAATTATAAGTAACCATTTTAATTTATGTATATTATGTTTGTATGTATATAACTTTAATATATTAAAATCAATTTTATCTTAATATATTAAACCTGATTAAATATATATTACAACAATGAGTGATTTATATACTTCATATCTATCTATTTCAAAAACAGAAAAAAAAGAAATAAATGAAAAAAAAGAACACGTATACGCATCGTGGTCAAAAGAAAAAAATACGTGGTATACGCCAATTCCGTATTCACAAGAACCACCTCCGTTAAAACCTCCGTTGCCACCACCTCCACTACCCGATAAAATGCCAATACCTCCAGTAATAAATAGAACCAACAAACCTGAAATGTATTATTTGAGGGAAGGATATATTGAAATATATTATTAATATTTTTATGTATCATTATTTATAAACAATACAAATTATACAATTCTTTTGTTTTTGAACAATATCCTTTTGTAATGTCTTGACAATCGTGTAAACCATAGACATAACACCGCAAACAAATTAGAACATCTGCCATAGCGTCATGTGTGCTTTTTGGTGTAAAATTAAAGAAATAGTTATGTAATTCAGTTAATGTGGGAAATTTAAAATATTTATTTCCATTTTTATTCGTTTTTTCAATACCACACGTTTCGGTAAAATATTTCATAGTACAGCATTCTGATTTTCGTATTCCATTAATTGTAAAATATTGTTTCATTTTATTGCGAATGCTTTCAACCATAACCACTCGTTTATCAAATGAAATATTATGTCCTACAACTCTATCTGCTTTATTCAATAATTCGTTGAATTTATCTAATGCTTCTTTGATTGGAATGCCTTTTCGTTGACATATTTTTGACGTAATACCATGAATAGCAATACTGCCTTCAGTTATTTCCACAGAAGAATCTAGTTTAATAATATCATCTTTACATTCAATGATTTTATTTTCATCTGTATCATACAAAATATAACTGATCTGAATAATATGCGGCCACGATTCTGTCTCGGTAATAGAAGCATTACGATCTGTCGGCAATCCTGTTGTTTCAGTATCAAATACAAGAACCTTCATTTTCTTTAAAATTAATACTCGTTAGGTAGGTATGTGTAATTATAATTAATACTTATAATTAATACTTATTATTTATAATCAATTTTATCATTATTATTCCTTAAAAAGATTTTTTTAAATATAAAAACAGTTTATACTTTTTCCAGATAAAAATGTTTTGTTTTACTATACCACAACAAAGCAAATAAACCACCTAATAATTGCACAACAATATATAAACCACATTCATATAATTGTATACTACCTTTCAAATACATTATCGCGCTTACAACAGGATTTACATGTCCTCCCGATATATTACCAATTAAAAATATAATAGTAATAAGTGTTAAACCGATTGGTATTGCTTTTCCTGTTATCAAAATGACACTTACCAAGAGAAACGTACCCAATAATTCAGCGATAAGTTTACCTACCATTTTAGTTAATTCTATCATATATATTAACTCTACAGAAAAAAAAATTTTTAAATATATTTAAAAATAATATTCAATATCAAGATGTTACCGATTATGAATATACGATAATATGGCAATTGAAAAGATAAAGAAATATTAGACAAATGTTCAATTTGTATTTACTTTTAATGTTAATTAATTCTAATTTTTTATTTGTCTCATTTAATCGCTAATATTAAAATATATATTTAAATAGTATAAAATACTTTTTAAGAAAACTGTTTACATATTCCAAAACTTTTTCGATGAAACTCAGTAATACCATATTCTTTAATTCCATCCATATGTTTTTTGGTGCCATATCCTTTATTTTTTAAAATACCATATCTTTCATCTAAAATAGGATATATTGAACATAATTCTTCAATATAAGTATCACGTGATACTTTTGCTAAAATAGAAGCAGCAGCAATCGCTGAATATTTATTATCACCATTTTCAATACATGTATGCGGAACTTGTATAAATTCGTGTGTTTCTTTATCTACATTATTAAATGGTTTGAAATCATTACCATCAATAAGAAGATGGTATGAATGATGTTGTTCTTCTATATTATTACTATTACTGTTATTACTATTATTTTCATTATATGTTTTCAGTGTTGATCTAATTGCTTCATGCATCGCACGATGTGTAGCATTACGAATATTAATATCATCAATTACCTGTTCGGTTGAATAACCAACACTCCATACTATTGCGTGTTCTTTAATATAATTAGCAACTTCTTTAATTTTTTTCTTAGATGTGAATTTTTTACTATCTTTCATGGAACTATGATCAAATAATAAAGAATCTTTCGGTAAAATCACTGCTGCGGTATATACCCGTCCAATCATTGGACCACGCCCTGCTTCATCTACTCCAATTTCAATTGTGTCATCATTTGAATAGCAAGTGTCTAATACAATTTTCGGTTTCCTTTCCCTTTTTTTAGGTTTATTATCTATACTTTCTGTATTATCCATTATAATGTTATTCTTATTTAATTATTCTTATTTAATTATTCTTATTTAATTATTTACCATAGAACAATAATCAATTTTATTTAATATTAACTAATTAAATAAAATTTTTTCCATGTATAATCTATACATAATATATAATGAAATTAAAGTTTATACATTTGTTTTTAATATTACTTGGTGTATTAATAATATCATATAGTTTAGGCGGAATTGTTGAAGGATTTTCAGAGTCTGAAACAAAAGAAAAGAGAGAAAATCACGAAAAAGAAACAAAAAAAGAAACAAAAAAAGATTTTAATAAATTAATGTCAGGTTATAAAAAGTATAATACTTTTAATGGTACGAAACATCACAATAAAAAACACACTGATGATAATAGTGATATTTATGATTATGGCAATAAAATGTCAAATGATACCAGCGCAGATATTAATAATTCTAATTATTATATAGGTCCAGCAGGTGATACGGTTTTAACTGGTCCTTCATCTGGTAGCACTTATCATAAAAAGAATAATTCTAATAAACTTTCCGATTATACACCATTGGGTATTACTCGTTCGCAAATTCCACCTGGCGATGAACATTTATATATACTTAAATCCGAAGTAATTCCGCCAGTTTGTCCTGCGTGTCCTTCTATAATCGCGTGTCCTATCAAAACGAAAGATACACCGCCACCGTGTCCTCCATGTGCTAGATGCCCGGAACCTGCATTTGATTGTAAAAAGGTTCCTAATTATAATAGAGATAATAATCAATATTTGCCTGTCCCGGTATTGTCTGATTTTAGTCAATTTGGGATGTAATTTATATAGTTAAATATATTCATTAAATCGTAAAATAGTTTATATAATACGTCTTTTAATGCACGATTTATCAATCTGCATTGTTTTACCCTTTTCTTCTTGTGGAACAATTTTTATAATACATTTTGCCTTGTTTCCATAAAGTGGTTCAGTACATCCTTTTTCTTTTTTTTGTGTTTTTTTAATATTGATTTTATAGTGTTTAGGCATAGTATCTGTGCACCGAGAACGGAAATGTTCATAACGTTCGCGTATATCACAATAAGAAAGACCCGATTTTTTCCCTAACATATTATTTATACGTTCATGTAGTTTATAAATATAACGAGAGAAAGAATCACGATTTAACATATTAGTTATGGTTAATGGATATATTTTAAAATTCTTTTTAAGATTCTCTCTACAATATTTACATGGGAGTACATTTTGCAAATTTAAAATAAAATTTCTGTAATTAGTTTTATCATGAACTGTAGGATTTATTGGGTAATTAAAAGACATTGTATGTAAATAATGCCACATACTAGGACCCCAAATAGTTGTCAGCATCCCATCGCCGCTTGAATAATCTTCATTAGTATATATCTTCTTACCTTTATTACTATTATTATTCTTTCGTGTTTTATTTTTCTTTTTTGTTATCATACTATATTTATTCTTTATATATTATATAAAGAATAAAATGTCACAACAAAATAATGATTATAAATATAATGAATATAAATATAATGAATATAAAATTACACCATTCCATCTTTTTTCAGATAAAACAAAAATGGTCTCTTATATAATAAGTATTTCAATTATTTTAATAATTATATTTTCATTTACTTCTGAGTTTATTGGAACTACCAAAAAGTTTCTATTGAAAATAATTTCGGTCATACTTTTATCATACGCGCTATATATGAATTACTCCGAAACAAATAATCTAATGAAAAATATACCTGACTTATTTAGCAATCAGAATATGATAACAATAAGAAATAATGCCATATGTAGTTACATACTATGTTTAATGCTTTTCTTGTTAATAGGGTATATTTCAATTACTATTTTTTTTTAAGCACAATTTTTAAGTATAATTTTTAAGTATATTTATAATTGTTTCAGTTGTTTTATTTGATTTTATTAAGTGTGATGTATGTGAATTAAAAGAGTTTTCATACTTCACTTCAATAATTGAATTATAATAAGATTTGTCATTATTATAATTTTTTCTTAAAATTTCAACTAATTCACCTTGTTTATTACGAAATAACATTTTATCTATTATAATATAATATTTATATGTATCAAATATTTATATGTATTAAATATTTATATTTATATAATATTTATATTTATATAATATTCGTAATTCAATAAGATATTTTATAGTATTTATATTATATATAATAATATTATATTATAATAGATAAAATATGATGGATAAAGTTAAAAAAAATTTAGTTAATCTACTTTCTTATAAAATGTTTTTATTAATCCTCTTTATAACTGTGATATTTCTTATTGCTTCTATTTATACATATAAACGATACGTTTCGCCTAAAATAAATAAAGCATATGTAGCAAATAAAGAGTTTATAAATGACCCGAATACCGAAAAGGTCGCAGATATTTATTTTTTCTATACTACATGGTGCCCTCATTGTAAAAAGGCGATGCCTATTTGGAAAAGTTTTAAAGATGAAATTGGCGAAAATAAAGTAAAAGGTTATAGAATTAATTTCTTAGAAGTTGATTGCGATAAAGATCAAGAATTAGCCGAAAAATTCAACATCAGTGGTTACCCTACAATTAAATTAGTAAATGGCAATCAAACGGTTGAATATGACGCTAAACCGGATAAAGATACCTTGATGCAATTTTTGAATTCATCATTATAAATAAAAATATAAATATTATTTATTTTTCTTCTAATAGTTTTTCTCTAATAAATAAAATTTCTAATTCTTCTTTTGTAATATGCTTTTGATATAGTAAAATATCATCTTTTGATATATATTGGTCCTCTACACACATACCGTGTTCTTCTGGATTTAATAAATATTTAACACAAAAATCTGCTGTTAATTTCTGTGTTATTAGTAATCGTCGCAATCCCAATCTATCAATATTATATTCTAGAGTATCAATGTCATATTTATTGTACATTAATTCATGATGTTGTATTATTATCATTTTATTAAATTTAGTAATTATATAGTATTATATAATACTATAATTATATAATTATATAATTACTATAATAATATAATTACTAAATTATATTATTTACACCATTGAATGTGGTTTCAAAAACGCACATTTATATTATTATTATAAAATTGATATAA